TCGACCCATTCTTCAATGCGATCCTCAAGCAGATCGGCGCTGCGCTCGAGTTGCCGCTGGATGTGCTGCTGCTGCAGTTCAACAGCAGCTACTCGGCGGCACGCGCGGCGATGCTGGAAGCCTGGCGCATGTTCCTCTGCCGTCGCTGGCTGCTGACCACCCAGTTCTGCCAGCCGATCTATGGCCTGTTCCTCGATGAGGAGGTTGCTAGCGGCCGCCTCGCGCTGCCCGGCTACGCCGACCCGACGCGTCGCCACGCCTGGTCGCGCGCCCTCTGGATCGGACCCGCCCGCGGCTCAATGGACGAGCAGAAGGAGGCGAGCGCCGCCAAGACGCGGATCGAGATCGGCGTCAGCAACAAGGCCATGGAGACCGCTGCGATGAGTGGCGAGGACTGGCAGGCCGTCAATGCGCAACGTGCGCGCGAGGTCGCGATCGAGCGCGCCAACGGCACCTACGTGGCGCCAACCCCCAGCCCCGTCCCGGCCGGCGCGCCGGAGGACACAGCCGACGAGCGCCCCATCGATGCGCCCGGCCATGACGATCTGGAGGATGCGGAATGATCGATGCCTTCCACCTGGCCGCCTCTCGGCCGTGGCTGATCCAGCAGGAATCGCTGGAGACCATTCTCGCTGTCGCCCAGCGCTACGGCGATCCCGAGGCGCTGCAGGCGCGTGTGGGCCGCCCGCTGGACAACGCTCGCACCATCGCCATGCGCGATGGTGTGGCGGTGGTGCCGATCACCGGCCCGGTGTTCCGCTACGCCAACCTCTTCACCGAGATCTCCGGCGCCACCAGCACGCAGGTGCTGGCCACCGACATCCAGGCCGCGCTGGACAACCCGTACGTGCGCGGCATCGTGCTGGACATCAACTCGCCCGGCGGCGAGGCCACCGGCATCAACGAGCTGGCCAAGCTGATCCGCGCCGGCGCCGCGCGTAAGCCCATCAAGGCGTATGCCGGCGGCACGATGGCCTCGGCCGCCTACTGGCTGGGGGCCGCTGCCGATCAGATCGTCATCGACGAAACCGCTGTGCTCGGCTCGCTCGGCGTGGTCATGTCCTACCTCGACACCACGGCCCGCGACGCCAAGTCCGACGTGCGCCGCGTGGAGATCGTCAGTAGTCAGTCCCCTGACAAGCGCGTGGATCCTTCGACCGACGAAGGCCGCGCCAAGGTACAGGCCCAGGTCGATGCGCTGGCCGACGTCTTCGTCGCCGCCGTCGCCCGTTACCGCAGCACCTCCACCGACGCCGTGCTGGCCGACTTCGGCCGCGGCGGGGTGCGTGTAGGCGCGGACGCCATCAAGGCCGGCATGGCCGACCGCATCGGATCGCTCGAATCCGTGATCGCCGAGCTTGCCGGCTCCGCAAGCAATCCCAAGAGGAACATCACCATGTCCAGCAACAAAGGGCAGGTCACGGTTTCGACCACCGAAGACCTGCGCAACGCGCTGGCGGCCGGGCACACCGCGGAGCAGATCGCCATCGCCTCCAACGACGATGCCATCGCCACCGCGCGCCGCCAGGGCGAGGAGGCCGGCCGCGCCGCTGCCACCGACACCGCCGTCGCCGCCGAACGCACCCGTATCGCCGAGATCCAGGCTCTGGCCCGCGAGGGCTTCGAGGCCGAGACCCAGGCCGCCATCGCCAACGGCGATAGCCCCGCCGCCTTCGCGCTGACGCTGGTCAAGGCAGCCCAGGACCGCGGCATCTCGATCGAGGCCATGCGCAAGGACGCGCCCAAGCCCGCGGCGCATGCCAAGCCTGAGGGTAATAGCCCGAGCGCCGCCCAGCCGACCCTTTCCATCAGCAACGTCTATGCCGCTCGCCGCAAGGCGGCTAGCGGCGCGACCGCCTAAGGACCGCCGACCATGAATCAGATCACCGAGAAGGCCCGCTTCGGCGACTTCCTGCTGTCCGAGGCCAACGGCAGCTACTCGCGCGAGAACGAGATCCTCGCCTCTGGCCAGAACCTGCAGGCCGGCACCGTGCTGGGCCTCATCACCGCGTCCAGCAAGTACACCATCCTCGCGCCCGGCGCCAGCGACGGCTCGCAGACCGCCGCCGGCATCCTGCTGGCGACCAGCAACGCCAGCGCCGCCGATGCCGCAGTCGTCGTCGTGGAACGCGCCGCCGAGGTCAAGGCCGATGCCCTGATCTGGCCCGCCGGCATCACCAACGCCCAGAAAACCGCCGCGATTGCCCAGCTCAACACGCTGGGCATCGTGCTGCGCTGACCCTCAAGGACCGCACCCATGGATCCCATCTCCGACGTTTTCAACGGCGACGCCTTCACCGTCCTCGCCCTCACCGATGCCATCAACAAGGTGCCCTTCGTGCCAGGCCGCGCCGGCCAGGTCGTGGGCTGGGACGAAGAGCCCATCGCCACCACCAGCATCATGCTCGAGGAGGACGGCGGCGAACTGAAGATCGTCAATCCGACGCCGCGCGGCGGCCCGGGTAGCGCCTTCGCCCCCACCGGGCGCGTCGCGCGCTCGCTGGTCGTGCCGCACTACCAGGTGGATGACTTCATCGCCGCCGACAGTGTGCAGAACGTGCGCGCCTTCGGCACGACCAACCAGCTCGAGGTCCTGCAGGACCGCGTCAACACCCGCCTGCGCCAGCACGTGCAGCTCAAGCTGGATCCCACGCTGGAGTATCAGCGCATCGGCGCGATCAAGGGCCTGATCCTCAACGGCGACGGCAGCACGCTCTACAACCTCTTCACCGAGTTCGGCGTCACCCAGGAAGCGGAGATCGACTTCGACCTGGACAACGCCAGCCCGGCCTCGGGCGCGCTGCGCGTGAAGTGCGCCGGCGTGGTGCGCAAGATCGCCAACAACCTGGGCGGCACGCAGGTCGGCGCCATCTATGCGCTGTGCGGCGACAACTTCTTCGACAACCTGATCAGCAACGTCGAAGTGGTCGACTCGTACAAGGGTACGCCCATGGCCAGCGTGCTGCGCGACGGCTACGTCATGCCCAACGGCGTGATCTACGGCGCCTTCGAGTTCGGCGGCATCGTGTGGGAGAACTACCGCGGTGCCGTGGGCAACACACCCTTCATCGACCCGGATAAGTGCCACATCTTCCCCGTGGGCGTGCCGGGTCTGTGGCGCACCGTTTATGCGCCGGCCGATTACGAGGAAACCGTCAACACCCTCGGCCTGCCCCGCTACGCCAAGCAGTGGCCCACGCCGAATGGCAAGGGTCGCAACCTCGAGGCGCAGATGAACGCACTCAACTACTGCACCCGTCCGAAGGTGCTGTTGAAGGGCAAGCGCACCTGATAGGCCGCCGCCGCGCGCACGTGCCCGGGTGGCGCGCGCGGCGGCGAGTCCTTTTCCCTCGCATTGGCCGGAAGCATGACCGACACCCCCGACAACGAGCATCAGAACACCAGGATGGAGCGCGTCGCAGAGAACACCGTGACGCGCTTCTGGATGCAGCTGATCACGCCCGTGCTGATCGGGCTGGTCGCCTGGTTCGGACAGCGCCAGCTCAACTCGATCGAGTCCAAGCAGTTGGAGATCAACGTCTCGCAAGAACAGCAGGGGCAGCGGATCGGGGCAATGGCCTCGGACATCCGCGACCTCAACACGCGCTTCGACCTCGCCGCCATCAAGCGCATCGATGAGCTGGACGCCCGCGTCAAGCGCCTCGAACAGGCAGCCAAGACCCCATGAACGCACTCAAGAAGCTATGGCTCATGCTCAAGTCCTTCGCCTATCAGTCCCAGGAGTTCACCCTCTGGCTGCCCGCCCTGGTCGCCCTGACGGTGATCGGCTGGATCGTGCTCGGCGCCCTCGGCCGCGTCGGCCCCGATGCGATCGCCTGGCTGCTGGAGCTGCCCGTCATGTGCACCTACGCCATGGCGGCGCTGGGCATGTCCTGGCTCATCAAGCGCCTGTACCTCAACGACCTCGGCCGTGCGGACGAACAGGCCCTGCAGCTGTTGGCCATGGGGGGTGATCAGGGCGCTCGCTGGGTGCTGGTGAAGGACCGCCTCGAGACGCTGGCGTGCGTGCTGGCGATGCTCGTCTTCTTCTATCCGGCGCGCTGACCATGAACGCGCGCCTGATCTTCATCCTCGCGCTGACGCTGCTGACCGCTTGTGGTCCAGTCGAAGCGCAGAGCGCACCGTCGAAGGCCGCCCAGGCCTCGGCGCTTCCGGGCATCGTGCCCGGGCCGGTGGCCGCCGG